TTTAAAAAATTATAAAGTTCTTTGTTACTATCTGTCTTCATCAAAAATGTCCAATCACTGTGTTGCGTTCGTCTGCAATTCTCTCAAGAGATAAAAGATATGTCTTTCGTAAAAGTTCCGAACCATAATATTGTCTATCACTTCTAATACATGCAACTGCAGTTGTGCCACTACCCATAAAAGGATCATAAACTATATCATTCTCTTTAGTATAATTCAAAATGCATCTTTTTGCAATAGATATTGGCATTCCATATGAATATTTTTTATATTTTTCACCATATCCATCGAACCATACATCTGGTTTAAATTCTTTTGACATGTATTGTTTCACTTTACCTTTACCAAAAGTCATTACATTACCGTATGTCAATCTATATAAATCAACTTTATCACTCTTAACCCATATCTTATGGGTCAGTAATTTATAACCCAAACAACTCATTGAGTGTTTCAGAATACTAGATTTGGGTACAATAGTTCCATTGTATTTTCTGTCGGTAAAGGCAACAGTAAATGCATTACTTTTTGGTTTTGCAGCACTAAAAACTTCAATTAAAAAATCTTGATAAAGGTCTGGTTTAGATGGATCTATACCTATTTCTTCAAAATCTGGTGGACTTGTAAAAAGATAATCATATTCCAACTCACCAATCCATTCTTTGTAATCACCTAATAATAATTTACTTGTCATTATGTATTTTGTCCAATCCTACTAAATCCTTTTACCTTTTCAAATCTAACAACACTGTGGAACTTGTCATATAATATATCACCCTTATGACTGATAACAAAAACATTGTTACCACCTAAAGTATTTAGCAGTTTTAAAAATTCATCTGTACCAGTTGCATCCAAAGAACTATCAAATACTTCATCAAGAATAAGAAGATTGGTGTTGACACTATTCTTCATACGAGCGATTTCTCTCCAAGTAAACAGAAGTGCAAGGTCAATACGCATTTTTTCACCTTCAGAGAAAGAAGGATATGTAAAGTTTTCCCTTGCTCTAGACTTAATATTTTCAGAGAATTTTTCATCTAAGGTAAAATTAATATAAAAATCCATTTCTTGTAAATACTTGTTTATCAACTTATTCATAATTGGTAAATAGTATTTTACAATAGAAGTCTTTACTCCAGTATCCTTTAGAAACTGAGAGGCAACATTATAATAATTTCTAGTATCTACTAATTCTCTTCTCTTGGAGTCTAAATCCTTTGCTAGTTTTCTAAGTTCTTTCAACTCATCCTCTAAAGAAATCATATTGTCATTATTGTTTTCTGCATCTTCGATTTCTTTTTCAATTTCATCGATACTATCTTGGATAAACGAAAAGGTGTTCATGTTAGAGCTCTTCTTATTGTTTAACTCTAGTATTTCCTTTTTAATAGTCTCGATTTCTTGTATTCTTTCTTGTGTCGTATCTAACTCTTTTTGAAGATCCAATAAGGCACTCTCTATTTCTTCTTTCTTAGTATTTTTAGAAGAGATTATTTCGTGTTTATGTTCATCTTCAATATCTTGTTGACATGAAGGACAAACATCTTTACTCTCAAACCAATTAATATCACCTTCTATTTTAGAAATATTATTGTGCAGTTGAGTGTCTAACTTTTCTAATTTTTTATTCTTTGTTAATGCCTTTACTTCATCACCAATCGAAAGTGCAAGTGTGTTTAATTGACTATCATACTCTTCGTTTTCAGATAGTATTTTTTTCTGTTGAAGTCTCTTGTCTTTAATTTTCGTTTTGTTCTGTTTGATAGATGCAGACTTATCTTCATTCAACTGTTGAATGTTTCTTTCTTGCAAATCAATTTTATAATCTTGTAATTCTCTCTCCTTTTCATTCTCAAACAATTCATCTTTCAGTGATGTAGATTTTGTTTTAAGAATTTCATTCATGGCAGAAAATATTTTGATGTCGAGAATATCTTCGATAATATCTCTTCGATCATTTGAATTCAATTGCATGAAAGGAACAAAGGTTGCACTGCCCAAAATAACTGTTTGGGTAAAAGATTTAAAATTTAGTTTAAGAATATTTTCTTCTAGATAAATTTGACTATCTCTAATTTTAGAGTCTTGGTCTAACATCTTACCATCGATATAAACTTCGAACTTGTTTGGTTTGATCGCTCGTCTTACCAAATACTCTCGTTTACCTATCGAAAACTCAATTTCGATCACACAATCTTTTTCATTTACAGTATTGACAAGTTGTGGTTTGTTAATTTTACGGAAAGGTTTGCCAAAGAGTCCAAATGTAAGAGCATCCAGTATAGTAGATTTGCCGGCGCCGTTCTCTCCAACAATTAAAGTTGATGAAGTCCTGTTTAGTTGTATCTCTGTAAAATTGTCGCCTGTCGATAAAAAGTTTTTCCATCTAATCTTTTTAAATTCAATCATCTACACACCTCTCAATGCAGAAACATACAAGTCTTGCATGATACCCTTTAACTTGTTTTTATCTACATCGATTTCGTAATTATCAATATAATTTGTCAATAGTGACATTGTATCTTCGGTTGCATCAATATCAGATGCCTCTTCAAAATCCCATTCAGTCGAATCATCAACAATCGACAAATCAGCAACTTCATTCCTGTAAAGTTCGTCCACAAAAACATCAAACTTATAGGAGTCTGTTCTATTTTTTACAATTAACTTAACATATTTGTCTTTGTATTTACTTGCAGAAAGTTTCTTATCTTCATCATAATAAACTTTATGAAACATTTTATATGGGTTTATAATGTGTTCTAGTTCTAATGTTTCAGTGTCAAAAATATGAAAACCTCTTTTATCATTACAATCAACCCATGTAATTTCATATGGATTCCCTAAGTAATGAATGTTTCCGTTGTGAGATTTGTGATGGAAGTGGCCAGACATCACAATATCGAAATTCTTGAATAATTTTTTATCCATGCCATCATGACACATCAATCCTGCGCCCATTTCAAATCCTGCGATTTCAAGATGTCCCATCGCAATTTTTGCTTTGGTTTTCTTTAAATGAGATATTGTGTTATCATAATTTTCTGAATTAATCCAAGGAATAAAACATACATCGGTTCCGTCAAAATTTAGAGTTGTAGTTTCAGTATAAATTTTTAATTCATCACCAAATAACTGTTCCATTGAGTTAATGCGATTTGTATTCTTATAATACACATCATGATTACCAATGATGAAATATGTGTCGTACTTCTTAAGACGCTCAATAAATCTACTTTTAAACCCATCTAAGATATTATAGTTAATAAACTTTCGTCTATCGGTTACATCACCCAAATGAATAACCGTGTCAATTTCATTTTCATCAAGATAAGGGAAAAAGACATTATCATAGAATTCCAAAAAATAATTATGAAATAGAATAGAGTCGCCTCGGGCACCAAAATGGGTGTCCGTAATCAATGCAATTTTCATTATAAATTATACTTCCTTATTCTGCATTCTTTTCTCTTTTGCCTTCTCTTTCTTTTTTCTTTGAGTTTCTTCAAATTCGGCAAGAAATTGATCCATGTTACTGTGTACAAAATCTAAGACACCTCTTTTTATCTGACTATTATCTGGGCCAGCCATTACTTCATCAAGAAGTTCTTGATTTTCTAGAGACTTATACTTAACATAAGATTGTTTCTTTTCCTTTTGAATTCTTCGAATAAACGCATAGTAAATGATTTGAGTAAAATACGCAAAAGGGTTCGATGATTTTTCTGGGTTAAAATTGTCAATGTACAACAAACAATTTTCTATCCCATCAGATATCATTTCATCTTTATATGTGTAGTTAATAAAGTTTGGTTTATAGGAAAGATGTTGGGCAATTTTCATAATGCACTCGCCTATGTAGTTAGGCACTCTAGGGCGTTCTGTCCCATTTTCCTTTGACTGGTTGACTGCATCCTTATACTTTATCATTTCTTGGAGTAGGAGTTTGTTGTCAACATAATGATTTCTCTTGGTTTTGTCTTTAGTTCTTGGCATAATATTTTTTTCCTAATAAAGTTATGTACATACTACCACAAAATGGTTAACGTGTCAATCAATTTTTTTTTTATTTTTTTATTTTTTTCTCTTGACAAGTCCTTGACAACCGTGTATTATCCACTATGTGGATGGTTAAGGATATTAATGTATTGTCCTATTAGACTGCTTTATTAACATCTCTAAGAAGTCTTCTTGTGAAGGTTCTTCTGGTTCATCAATACTTACACTGTTCTCTGGGGGAGCAGTTCCGACTTCTTTATCAATCTGTTCATTAAAATTTTTGTTGTTTAAAATCATTTGATAATGGTCAACTAGATCTTTATGTGGTTCATTAACAGTAATTATATCATTAAGTGCGACTTTTGTAAAGTTATCTCTTGAAAAATTTAACCAATCGATGAGCGTAGTGCTAAACTCTCCGTTCTGAGGGTTTATGAATGATTTAATCTCATATGGATTATGAAAAATTATATAACCCTTCCCTTCTATTTCTTCGGGAGTGATTTGAGTGATTATATTTTCTTTTGTTATGAGTTTAATTAATTTATACTCAACATTCATTTCGGAAATAATCCTTTTTTAAACTACTCAGAAATCTTAACTTCATGAATTTTGAAGTCAAATTTCTCTTCGTTGTAAATATTTAGTCTTTCATAAAAGTGCCTCAGTGCAAAATTCATATGTGATTTGTACTTCATATCATCAGCGATATCATACAACACGGCACTTTCTTTGTTGTTTCCCTTCCTCAGTCCTCTTCCTATTGATTGAAGATTTCGTACTCGACTCTTTGAAGGAGATGTAAAAATTACATTATGTAAATTACGAATATTGACACCAGTAGAAAATGTGCCGTAAGAAGCAACGATAATTGCGTTTTTCTCTTTTTCCGTAATTCTTCGTATTTCTTCTCTAATTTCTGCGTCAACTCCTCCATGCACAAAAAAGACTCTTCTGTTTTCATCTGCACCATCCTTTAACAAATTATGTAATGGGATTCCATGTTTTTCCACAAAATTAAATAAGACAAGTGTGTTGCCCTTTAAATCAAGAACCAGATTCTTGATGAATTCATTTCTGCGATTATTTGTGACAATCCACTCTACTTCATCTGCGTATTTGGTTCCTTTCATTTCCTTGCATATCTTCTCTGGATATTTTAATACTATACACTTGATACTAAAGTCTGCAAGGGTTTTGCTATCGATTAGTTTTCTTGTAGTGGTAACTTGTTTTACATCACCAAACAATCCAGTCAGAACTAATTTATGAGTTTTACTTCCATCCAAAGTTCCAGTAGTTCCAAATCTATATTTACAACTAGTAAGTCTGTCCATAATCTTATTTAATGAGTTCGCTTTGAATAAGTGACACTCATCACCTATTACAACATTAAACTGATCCCAATAATCTCTAGGCATTTTATAAATGGACTGCCATGTAGATATTACAACTTTTTTGTCGGTTTCTTTACTTTGTCCTTGGAATATTTTATGGCAATATTTTTCTACATTCCAACCATAATCTGCAAAGTCAGAATACATCTGGGAAACCAGAGATGTTGTTGGTACAATTATCAATATCTTCTTTCCCTTTACATTAGGATGCATATTATAAAATCTTACCAATGTGTATATAATTAAAGATTTACCTGATGCAGTAGGAGAAAGTAGTAGTGCTCGGTTGTAGTTGATTGCATGTTTGATAGCATCAAGTTGATAATCTCTATAATCAATCTTCTTCCCCTGACTATGTGGATCGATATATTTGCACAACTCTTGTAAATTGTTATCTGTAAAATTTGTGTCTGTTAAATCATCTTCAAAGGAGAGTTCATAACCATTTTTATCACAGAAAAATTTTAATTGATTTAGTAGTCCAACATACAACTTACAATTGGTTGGATTGAACAATCGTATTTTACCATCCCAATACTTATTTCTATATGCAGGCATAAATTCGGCGCCAGGGACTTTAAATGTGAAGTAGTCCACAAGTTCCTTTAACATATGAAGTTCATCTGCGTCTACTTGCAAGTAAACCTCATTTAATTTAGCAGCATAAAATTTAGACATTAATTACCTTCTAACCACTTTTTCCAGTCTATGTAATTTTTTATAGTCCATTTCTTTTGGTCTATTAATATGTCTAGCGTCTTACTAATTAAATCTAAAATTTGATTTTGAAGTAAAACATTTTTCTTTAACTTTAAAACATCTGGATCACTATCCATCCAAGAACCAACATCAGATTTAAGAATTTTCGTTCCTTCTATCTGCCATCCTTTGGATATGATTTCATCTTCAGACATCTTGCCTGTATAGTATTTCATTTTATCTCCGACTAATTTTTTATAGTCGAGTTCAATAAACTGGAGTTTTGTCTGATTTACTTGTTGGTAGGTCATCCACTTACCAATTAGATTCTGATTGTGAACTAGTTCGTCTTCTAGTCTCAGAAAATCAATCTTAACATCCTTTTCGGACTCTTTGGTAAGTTCTGCTATTTTTGATAATAAGTTAGAGTATTCACTCATAATAAAAAATCCATTCAATTAATAACTATTTATAATCGTTCCACCACATAGTTTCTGTATTGAAAATCTGCCTGTGCGACTGGTGGGGCCGACTCTGTTGCAGATGTTGTTAATGGGATATCTCCAATAGAGATAGGAAATGCATCTTTAAATGTGACTCTTATAATTGGTCGCTCTTGATTATTATTTACAAGAATTGTAAGGTCATCAAATACAGACTTTAAGTTAATTCTTTTTGCGTTTTGAAAG